AAAATCAAACCCGCAAATTCTAAAATTTGACTTTCCGTCCCAACCCTGGTATAATAGTAGTATAGGGAGGATTATAGATGAATCGTTTAAAATTAGACTTTACACTCGAAACCGCGCAAGAACGCATTCAGTTCATAAATTCATATATTGTGCAGTTTCCAGACTTAACAAATAAAGAAGCCACAACAATTGCCAACTACCTACTATGGGGCAAAAACGAAGAAGGCGTACCCATCGGCGCAGACCTCAACTTAGAAACCAAATGGACTAAAGAAGAAAACATACCGGATTCTCTCGAATCGGTTTTAGAGTCTCCTTCCGCAGCCCACATATATGTGAAGGGATTGAATGAGGCGACAATTTATAAGAAGCCACGGGTTGTATTCGACAGAGAGGAAGCCAGAAAAACTGCGCCCGCTTGTCTTTTAGAAACTTACGAAAACTTATGGAGACAAATTGATGAGCTAGATTTGGAAATTTGCTTTTACGAAGAGCGAATAGGCAAAAGAAGTAAGCCACCACGAAACGAACTTCTAAAGCGCTTCTCATCCGAAGAAATCGAACTTATACGTGCGCGCAGCCAAAAACTTAACCAATACGGCTATTTAAAAAAACGCCACCAACTAATTGATTTGCGCCGGGAGCAATTCACAATTCGTGACTCCTATCAAACCAACTTCACACCCGCGCAAACCATTCACGTTTCCCTATCTCATTCAACCGTTTTTGATAGTGATGTGGAGGTGCGGCCGCTTGGCTTATGTGATACAAAGGTTGGACACCTAATTTTTGACAAAAATTTTGACCCCGCCGCACTCAACGAAGAGCAACTAAGCCAAATCAGTAAGTTAATCTGGGAAAAGAAAACCAATTCCGAACTTCCCATTTTCGACTTTACTGACCTCGAAGCCGTCTATCAACTTTACCTTTTTAAATTTGACATTATTGACCAAGCAGAAAAAGACCTCGCTGGCTCCAAAATTGAGAGTAATCAATTAAGCCTTATCAACACATTGAACTTTTATGAGGAGATGGCAGACTTAACCGACCTCCAGCTTGAAATTTTACGCATGAAGGAGAAGAAATATAAGAATACTGATATAGCGGGGCATATAAATGAGAAGTACGGGAAGAGTTATACGGCGAACTATATTAGTACTATTTTTAGACAAAAAATTATTGTAAAGGTTAATGAGGCAGCTAAACTTCACAAAGATACGATTGAGAATTGTTTCTTTCCGGAAAATTTCAGACGATGTACAAGCTGCGGCCGGGTCCTTTTATTGGATTCTCGAAACTGGGTAAGAAAAGCTCGTAGTAAAGACGGTTTTCAAAATAAATGTAAAAGATGTGAGAAAAAGGCTCGAAAGAAAAAATAGGAGAGGGAACTTATATGGAAGAAAAAGTTACAAAGAAAACAAAAAAAATTATTGAAATGATTGCGGCCCTGCGGCCGGAAGAGTTCATTGGAGTTTGTAAAATTTTAGGAGTCCAAATTTTTGAAGGACTCGAAAAAGTAAAAGACATTCCAGAGAACGAAACTAAAGAAGAAAATCAAAAGAGAAATAAACAGGTGCGGCCTCGTGACGCGGCGGACCTAATCTCTGACGTTATAGATAAGGTTAACATGCTTAATAGAACACAAAAAAGAAACTTAGAAACACTATTAAAGGCCGCAACTAAAAAGGAGAAAAAGAAATGGCATTAAAACCTACTTTTGATATTGACTTTGAAGATAAGAAGTGCGCTTGCTGCGGCCAGTACAAGACATCTCTACATTATCTTCAAACTAAATCTTTTCTCTTCCCCTCTGGCTACGTTGATATATGTACTGAGTGTTTGGGTAAGAGATTAGAAGTAGAAGATTCTTGGGAAGTAATGGACAAAATTTGTCAGTACCTAGATATGCCTTTTGATATTAAGAAATTCGAAGAATTGAAAAAAACTAATAGTCCCGCGGAACTATTACAGGCTTACGTGGCGCAATTTGCTAGTGAGGAATATGAGGGTATTGACTGGACTTCCTATCAAGAAGCTTATAAAGAATTACAAGAACGCGGCGCCCTTATTGATGCGATACCAGGGTTAGCAGAAGAAGAAAGACGAAAGCTTCAAGAAAAATGGGGCTACAACTATGACGAAGAAGCTCTAAACTACTTAGAAAACCTATACGACGGATTGTTACTGACCCAGAATATTAACGGCGCACTACAAGGTGACCAAGCTCTTAAAATCTGTAAAATCTCATATGAAATTGATTGCCGCATTCGCGCAGGCGCAGATTTCGATAAACTGTTAGCATCGTATGATAAGCTAGTTAAGACTGGTGAATTTACTCCAAAAAATGTAAAAAATGCAAGTGACTTTGAATCAATGGGTGAACTTTGCCGCTGGCTTGAAAAGAAAGGTTTCGTCAACAACTTCTACGATGGTGAAACCAGAGACGTAGTTGATGAGACCATTAAGAATATACAGAGTTGGAATCAGCGATTGTATACTAATGAGAGTGGTATCGGTGATGAGATAACCCAACGTATACAAGCTCTGAAAACTGCGGCCGAGCTAGAATCATACTATGATTTGAATGAAGATGATAGAGACTTTGATAACTATGAGAATGATGGGTTTGAAGAGTTGTTTGCAGATGAGGAATTTGCGGCCGACCTTGATAAGGAAGGTGAGTAAATGCAAGAAAAACGAAGAAAAGTCATTTTAAGTTCTCGACAAGAACTAATGGCTGAAGATTTTATCGAACGAGCAGAGCGCGACGGCATAGAGTTGGATAAAGGAGCAGTTTTAACCAATGAATATTTAAATAGACACTATGATGATTTAACTAAATGGGTTAATTATTTCACTGCTTATCCAGATATATATTTAGATATAATTAAGCCTATAGAATCAGAATTTAGTTTATTCTTTTATCAGCGCTTTACTTTGCGAATACTAATGCGCTTTAAAGATGTTTTTATTACTGCGCCGAGAGCGTTTTCAAAGAGCTTTATTACCATATTGGCCTTATTCTTACAATGCGTATTTATACCTGGCCGCAAAGTATTTATTTGCGCCAATACTAAACAGCAGGCCGCGCAAATCACCAAAGAAAAGATTTTTGAAATCTATGAGCATTGGCCGCTTCTAAAGAAAGAAATAGTTGGCTGGGAACTCAATGATAATCCCGGCAATTTTGGTAAGGATTATGTAACGCTTAAATTTAGAAATGGGTCTATCTTAGACGTTGTGCTCGCTGGCGATGCGGCCCGTGGTGGAAGACGTCAAGGAGGTCTTATAGACGAAATCCGCGATGGTGATGAGGAAGCTATTAACTCTGTAGTTATTCCGCTAGTTAACGTTTCTCGCCGCCTGCCGAACAACACAGTCAATGAGAAAGAACCAAACCAACAAATCGTTGCTACCACATCAGCTGGCAGCAAAACTTCTTTCTCTTATGAGCGCTTAATTGATACTTTTGAAAATGCAATAATTGACCCGCAGCATTCCTTCATGTTTGGATGCGACTGGCGGCTGCCCGCCATGCATGGTCTTATTGATAAGCAATATATCAATAAGCTGAAAATGAGTCCATCCTACAATGCTGAATCTTTTGCGACAGAGTATCTGTCTCTCTGGCAGGGTTCTAGCGAAGATGCGTGGTTCTCATATGAAAAATTAAGCAAATATAGAAAAATAAAAAATCCTGAAACGCATGCAATTAGTAGACCTGGTTCAGAACAATTCTACTTATTATCAGTAGACGTAGGTCGTATTAGCGACCAAACTGCTGTTTCTGTTTTTAGAGTTAATGTGACAAAAGGAAAATACTATGCGACTTTAGTTAATTTAATTGTTTTAGGTCGAACGCCAAAGACGAAGCCTTTCTCTGTGCAGGCGGTCGATTTGAAAAAAATTATTGAAGCTTTCAATCCGCGCGAGGTCGTAATTGATACAAACGGTCTCGGTGTAGGACTCGCTGACGAATTGATTAAGCCGCATTACGATGAAATGGGTAATCTCTTACCCGCTTATGGTTTCATTAATGATGATAACTATAAGCAAATTCAACCTAAAGATGCGCCGAAAATTCTGTATGGAATTAAAGCTAATCAATCACTCAATTCTAAAATTCATGGAAATTGCTATTCAAGACTCACAAGTGGCCTTGTGCGTTTCTTAATAAAAGAACAAGAAGCAAAAAGTTCACTTCTTGCTACTAAAACAGGTCAGAAAATGACCACAGAAGAAAGAGTTATGAGACTAATGCCTCATGAAATGACGACTAAACTATTTGAAGAAATGAGTAATTTACGTCTGAAGCGGACTGGCTCAAGCCTCGACATAGTCCTTGAACGAATTAATTCTCGTTTTCCAAAGGATAAGTATTCATCTTTTTCTTATGGACTATGGAGAATTAAAGAGTTGGAAGAAGAATCCTATAGTCGAAGTCACCGTCGTCGCGTACCAGGTCGTAAATTAGTTTTCTTTACGGGAGGGATAAATGGATAGAGACAATCACAAAGAGTTTCTAACTAACTTCTCATCTTCCTATAACGGGATGATTGCTGCCAATGACGCGGCTTATGGTTTAGGATATGGCTCTAGAGTAAATAAGCGTCACTTTAAAAATTACAGCTTAGAAGAAATTGAAAAAATAATAGAGTCTGGTTCATTAGAAGCACAAATTGAACTTTCCCGCACCTATTTTTATCGAGGCGGTTTTTATCAAAGGATTATATTACATTATGCTACTCTTTTAAAATATACTGGTTTATTAATTCCAAATCCAAGTTTTGGTAAATCTCTCTCCGAAAAGTATATACAGAAAAAGTATTTTAATGCGATTAATTTTATTGATAAAGCTGGACTTCCAGAGCTATTCACTCGAATGACCATTATCGCCTTGCGCGATGGGTGCTATTATGGAATAATTTCAAGTATTGATGGTGAACACATTACTCCAATTGACCTACCCGCGCTTTACTGTAGAACACGTTTTAGAGATAAGCTAGGCAATGATTTAATTGAATTTAATGTAGCATACTTTGATACTATTATTGATAAAGATGATAGGAAGGCCGCATTAAAAGTTTATCCTAAAAAAATAGCAGATTGGTATAGAAAATATAAGTTAGGTAAAGTTAAAAGATGGGTATTCGTTCCGGCAGAACTAAGTATTTGTTTGCCCTTTTTAGATGGATGTCCGTCCTTTTTAGACATAATTCCTGCCGCTATTGAATATGACCAAGCAAGAGATATTAATAAAGAAAGAGATTTAGAAGAAATCAGAAAGGTTCTGGTTCAAAAAATCCCGCATCTGCAGGATGGAACTTTATTATTTGAACCGGATGAAGCCGAGGTTATGCACAAAGGTACTGTTAAAATGATGAAGGGTAATCCAAACGTTTCTGTTTTAACGACCTATGCTGACGTTGATGCTGTGGTTTCTAATACTTCAAATGATAATGCGGTTAACAGTGTTGAAAAGAACTTAGCTAATATTTATTCAGTAGCTGGAGTTAGTCCGCAATTATTTAGTACAGATTCCAATCTTTCCTTAGAGACGTCTATCAATAATGATATGGCATTAATGATGATTTTCGCTAGAAAGTTAGAAAGATTAATGACTTTTATTATCAATAATGAATATGGCAACTCAAATATTTCTTTTAAATATACTATTCTCCCTATAACCTTCTATAACGAAAGAAAATATGGGGAAGAGGCTCTTAAACTGGCTAATTCTGGTTATAGTTTTATTCTGCCTGCATTAGCAATAGGCTTATCACAAAGAGAGCTTGGGAATATTAAAGATTTAGAAAACGATGTTTTAGGTCTCAAAGAAAAATTGATTCCTTTAAGCACTTCTTATACTGAATCTGCGGGTAATCCAGGTAGACCTGAACTTCCAGCAGAAGAAAAAAGTGCAAAAACAATTGCTAATGAAAAATCATTAGATGGCGGAGGTTCAAACACAAATGGATAAGAAGAAATTAACTACTTTTTCTCTTTCTCTTTATGGTGACATAACCGCCTATAATCAAACCATGTCTCTCGCAAGATGCCGCATCTTTTATAGAGGTGGTAATAGAAATGGTACTTATATTACAGATGAATTTGCTGAAAAATTAATTTCAACATTACCATACGCGCCCGTGAAGGGTATCTACGATTCCATGGAGCAGGATTTTACTGACCATGGTTCACAACGCTATCAGGGCCGCATTTATGGTGTAGTTCCTGTAGATAACCATTTTGCTTGGGAGAAGCATTTAGATAAAGATGGGGTGGAAAGAGAATACGCTTGCACAGACGTATTACTCTATACCGCCATTTATCAAAAAGAAGCTTTAGATATAATTGAGAAAGCACAATCTATGGAGTTGTTTGCTGATTCTATAGACGGTGAATGGAGATTCATTGACGGTAAGAAATATTTTGTTTTTACTGATGGATGTTTCTTAGGTTTGCAAGCTTTAGGTGAAGATTTCGAGCCTTGCTTTGAGGGCGCGAGCTTCTATACATTATTTGCTGAAACAATAGCAGAAAAGATGCAACAATTTGAATTATCTCTAAAGTCTAACATGGGAGGAGAAGAACAAATGAATTTCAAACTTTCTGATAATCAGAAATATAACATGATTTGGTCACTTCTTAACTCTAGATTCAATGAAGAAAATGGATACATTATGGACTATGCGGTTTGTGATGTTTATGAGAACTACGCAGTAGTTTTTAATTTTGAATCTCAGAATTATGAAAGAGCCTATTATACAAAAGATGATGCAACAGATTCACTTTCTATTGATAAGAGAGAAACCTGCTACATTGTTGATATTAACGAAGAAGAAAAGCGTGCGCTTGAAGTACTCCATCAGTTAAATGGAGATACTTATGAAAAAGTTGATGAAAATTATTCTCATTTACAAGATGAAGTTGGCGCTCTTACTTTAGAGAGAGATGACCTCGATACTGAAAAAGAAAACTTTGAACATAAAATTGAAGAGCAGGATTCAACAATTTCTACTTTACAACAGGAGAAAGCAAATGTTGAAGCTGAACTCGAAAAAGCCAACAGTAATTTTGCTAACGCTCAGTCAACAATTCAAACTTTAACAGCAGAAAAAGAAGATTTAGCTAACTTTAAAGCTGGCGTTCTTAAAAAGGAAAAGGAAGCAGTTATTGATTCCTATACTACTCTTCTTGATGCTGAAGTAATTACTACTTTCAAAGAGAAGATTGATGAGATGACTAGAGAAGAATTAGAAAAAGAACTTGCTTATACACTGGTTCAATCTCAACCTGCGCTTTTCACCAATAAAGAGAGCGACCCTGGTTATGTTCCTAAAGACCAAGACTATCTTGATGGAAGCATCGAAGGGGTTCTAAGTAGATATAAAAACAAATAATAAACGGAGGATTTATTATGGCTGATAAAAGACTTGTAATTGACGGTTTTGGTCAAGTAGAGCTTAATCAGGTTTCTTTCCGTAGAGATGGAAGAGTTGAGGCT